CACATGCCCATGGTGTCCTCGACGCGCAGCGTCATGCGTGTGGCTTTCTTGTTCCTGGCCTGGACCGTGTCCAGCAAGTTCGCGTTGTCCAGCTTTAATGTCTTGATGGTCATCGTGTAATTCAGCCCGATGTGAACCCTGCTAGCGGCGTTTGGAAGCGTCACAGATCCGTTCGCAACCGTCAGGGAACCTGTAACGTATCCGTTGGCCAGGCCGACGACGCTTGCCCCCTCCAGATGCCACAAGCCACCCACTGTCGTCGTAGCCCGGCGGACTTCACCTCCGCTGTTGTAAACGCCAAACGTGGCCGCCGTCGAGCCGTCCACATTGGCAGCATTCAACTGCACCTCAAACGTATTCGTCGTTTTGTTCGCCACGGTATAACCGAGACCGCTCAGCGTAGTCGTGAGGCTACGCCCCTGATTGGTGGACGTGTCATCGATGTATATCTCGGCGATGTCGATCGTGTCGCCATCACTCAGGCCGTGGGCCGCCGCCGTTACGACGACGGGGTTCGCGTTGGTGTACCCGGTGATCGTAATAGGGGTGTCCAGGGACAGGCCGCTATCGACGAAGAACGCATCCTGGACATCCACCATACTGTCGCGATCGAACAGGCGCTCGATATATTGCCGCGTCCTGGTGCCGATCTTGCGCTGGACTACCGCGTACAGAAAATCGTCATCGCCTTCCTGGATAGATGCGACGGATTTGAAGTCGCCTTGAGTAATATGCCGGGTCCACGCGAACACCTCCTGCTCGCGAACATACGTCATGCCGAGCATCGTGCCGTCGCTGCGCACAGCCCAGATGATCGAGTGCGGAGCCTGGGTATAAGTCCACGACGGGAATGTATACTCGTCGAACATATGACGAGCCAGGATCGAGACGTCATTGCCGTTATAGCTGTCGGTCTCAAATTTGTAGGCAAGATCCCGCACCGTCCAGCCGGGCTGCATATACAACACAACGTCGCCGGCAGTGATCGGCTGCAGCTGCTCCGAGCCGTAATAGGTTTGCGGCTCGATCTGGAACGTGGTGGGAGTAACGACGCCGTCGACCCCGCTCGCCTGCCATTCTCCGCCGGACGTCAAAACGATCAGCTCACCCAGGGACACCATGTGCCTGATTTCATTCACCTGCAGGCTGGCGATCGTGACGGTGATAGCATCATCGTCCTTAGTGGGGCTGGACACGCCCAGATTATAATGATTGGCCGTCTGGGTCAGCCACATCCTCTGCCGGTGGGTGATGCTGCTGCCAAACAGTCGGCGCTGCTTGAAATAACCGACCGTCGAGGGCGCCTGGTTCGTGCCGGTAAACGGGTTGCGGAATTTAGGCGGGGTATCTTCCAGGTCAGCGTCGATGTCGTCATCGGTGAAGCTATCAATCTCGCTCCGTCCGATGAAGCCGAAGATGCCGTCCTTCTCGTGGTACACGTTGTAACTCATGGCGCCGGCCACGGCCGTCCAGGTGATGGTGTTATCCTTGGTCGCAGCGCCGTTGGTGATCTGCTTATAGGCAGGGAACACCGTGCCCCCGCTACTGTAGGCGGTGTAGCCGGCACCGACGACGTCGACCCGGCCCATGTCCTGCAATTCAAAGGTGTTCGTCGTCTTATTGCTAACCTTAAAGCGCAGATTATTTACTTCGACCATCCCCACAACGCCCTGTATCTCTACCTCGTCCAGGTCGCTCAGCCCGTGGCCCGAAGCGGTAACCACTGGGGGCGTGGCTGCGGTGAGGGCAGAGATGGCCGTACCTGCGGCGATCGCCATCAAGCTCTCCTCCGCAGTCTCTTCGTTGACCGCCGTCACCGCGTACCGCTCGGTCTCAGACCCGGTCGTGTTGGCCCCCACCAGGAGAGCGGTGGGGAACGTCTGCGCCGGAGCGAATGTGATATCTGTCAATGTCCAGGCGGCGTGTCCTGTCCGTGTCAGCTCGGCAGGTGCGTGGTTTTTGTGGACGATTGTCATGACGTCGGCAGACTGGACGAACTTCAGGTCGAACAGCTCCGACGTCGCATAGGTCGTCGCGACCTCATACACCGGCTCGGCCGTCCCCGCTGACGAGTACGCGGTGTACGCGCTGGTGTTGATACCAACGTCGTCGTAGGTATGAACTTGAAATGTATGGGTTGTCTTACTGGCGACGCGGACGGTGCGGCCATTCAGCTGCGTCATACCAACGATGCCCGTAAGGTAAACGTCATCGCCATTAGAAAACCCATGACTCGTCGCGGTCACGACACCGGGAGACGCGGCCGTTATCCCGGATACGGTTTTCGCTGTTCCGTTCAGGATCTGACCGCCGTCCTTCACGAAGCGAATATAATTGTTCCCGAATTCTAGGATGTAGGTCTGCTCGGTGTTGTACTCGAACGGAATTATCCGGGTAGACAGGCTGCCTGATTTGCATTCGCAAACGTACTGAAGCCCAGGCCGGTTTGACGCGCCACCGTGCACCTGGATCAATGCGTTCTCGCAGATCTCCAGGCTGGTCTTGTATTTACTGATGTCAACGCGCGCGCCGATAGCCGGTGAAACCTCACCACCCGACAGACTCGGCTGTATGATCTTCGGCATATTACGCCCTTGCAGTTATCCAGTCGGCTTCCGGCGCCTCTTTCTCCAGACCCTCATTGCTGTCGCTCTCCTGGGCGCTGTTCAACACGCCGTTGGCCAGCGTGACCATATCAGCCATGATCGACCGATCTCCGACCAGGGGCATGGCCAGCTTCGCCGCCAAGGCGTAGGAGAGCGCCATAACGAACTCTGGATCAAACTCGGCTGTGTTGGTGACGCGCATAGTGTACTCGAATTCAGGATCCTGCGCGTCCGTAAGGATCACCTTAACGTCCGCTGCGTTTCTAGCGACCTCGAATTTGATGGCGGTACTGGCGTCCAGCGGGTCGACGATCCGTCTAATGAGAACGGCGTCGGTCATGTAGGTGTACATATAGTCGAAGTTGTTTGGAACCGTCCCGGTCAACGCTGCGGGCGTCGCGAACTTCTTCGCGAACCCCCAAGGATGAGCGCGGAGCATGGCGTCGCGCGTGTCGTCGAAGATCAGGTTGACCTGCTCCGCCTCGACGCTCTCCTCGGTCAGATCGGCGATGTCGTATCGATCGCCGATGTGCTGAAGAGCCAGCTTTGCAATCTGTGTCTCAGACGCCATACCTTACTCCTTATGCGGCTTTCGCCTTGCGCTTACGGACGGCCCCCGGCGCCTTCTTGTCTGAGCCTTCCACCGGCGTGCGGCGACGGGGCGGCGCGCTGTCTGCCCTGTCTTCCTGCTCCAAATCAGCTACACGGGGCCGACCCACCCGAGCCTCGGACGGGTTTTCCTTACGCCACAGGCTGACACCTTCCAGGACGATCGCCGACCGGGGGAGCGGCGTGTCATAGGGAAGTGTGTAAACAGTGTCGTCCTCATCGGCTCCGCCAAGAAGGCCAAAAGTGTTGTGGTAAAACGGATTCTTGAACTGGACATCGATAGTAGCCACGTTGTTCTCCTCCAAGAAGGGGGGCGGCACCTTTCAGGGTGCCGCCCGGTTATTAGACACCGGCGCTGAACGGATCAGCTTCGCCGCCTGTGGAGCAGATGAACCCACTGACCATAAAGATGCCAGAGGCGACATCTGTAAAGACATAGTGTGTTCCTTTAACTCCACCAGTAGTGCTGCCACTCATGGTGATTGTATCGTCAGCCGCATTGCAGATGATGCTGACACCTGCGATATCTGTCGAAATACTACAGCCCCCTAAGAAGGAAGTTGCGGAAGAGGGAGCCACGATGGTGGCAGATCCGGCGCCCACCGTTGTCCCGTAGAAAATGGTGTAGACATTTCCCGTGCCAGTCGCTTCGGGCAGTGTGATCGCAAACCCTGTAGCATGGTTTGCTGTGACAATACGACCAGCGTGTAGTTCTTCAGTGAGGGACAGCGCCACGGTTGTATTAACGACTGAACCAGAGCCTCGGACGACGCCCCCGTGGATTTTGATAAACTTCTGCGTCAACGTCATCAGAGCGTTGCCGACCCGGTCCTTGAACGTCTTGACGTCGAGATTGCTGCTCTCAGTCAAGGTCGCCGTACATGTTCCAGAGGTGTCAGTGGTCACAATGAGCTTGACGCGCTCATTGTAAGATTTGGTGATGTAATCTTCGGCTACGGTCGCGTTAACCTCTGTATATTCCTTGAGGGTTAACCATGAACCAGAACCCACGCCACCCTGTTCCAACTGCAACTTGATGACCATGCTATAGGTGCCGGACAACGCTATTCCGACAGTCTCGCCCTTGTCCTGTACGGCGAGGATTAGCTCGTCGCCTACTCCAGTAAATGAAGCCATCTTCGTTTTCCTTCAATAAGTGGGAGGCAACGCCGGACCCGAAGGTCCGGCGTCCCGCAAGCCTTATTAGTTCACGGCGTCAGGATAGGATTTCCCAGCAGCCATGTGCGGATCGAGCGTCAGGAAGGCATTGATCGTGCCCGCCGTGGTCGTGGTCGTCACCGTAGTGGCGAGGATACCAAGATACCGCTCATAGTTCCCACCAGTACCCGCAGGCAACGACGCCATGTAGATCAAGGCACCCGCCTTCATCTCTGCATCGTTAGCGTCAGTGCCGTCTGTCACAAACGCTTCTGTCAGCACATGCTCGGTCGCCGTGCCGTTAGTGGCAATGGCAGCCGCTGCATCGGAGGCCAACGTGAACTGCAGCGTTCCAGCTGACCCACCGGTGATGATTTCGGTCGAACCGGTGCGGATCACCAGGTACAGGGGGTGCCCGTTCCCAATGTCTTCGCCAGCTGCGCCGAGATCGATTACGTCTCCGACCAAGGCAGTACCGGCGCTTGCCGACACGTCCACGTTGTCGCAGAACTCAAGCCGTTCGTCGAGAATACCCATGTCTAAACTCCTTCTATGGGGTTGTTTATCTGCGGGCCCAAGCTCAGGACACCGTCGCTTCGTCGGGGCGCAGCGCGTCACAGCGGCGGATTGGAATTCCGCCCCAGCTGGTCTGCATGGTTCCGCCGACCATATCGACCGACAAGGTCGAGCTGGATACGGCGTTTGCGGTCTGACGCCGGAGCATGGACAGGATCGACTTGTCCATGTACCAGGAGCAGCGCCCAGCAGCCGTCGAAGGCAGCTCGGTCCAAGCCTGGTGCATCAGATCGTTCAAGTCAGCAGAACTGCCAGTAGCTGCTACCAACAATTCCGAACGGTCGATGTTGGCGATGCGTACAGCATAACGCCAGTCGCGGACCGTAAGGCCAACGTCCCAGCGATAATGAGTGCGGAACGCCTGCATGCGACCGTTCGAGCCATCAGCGTCTTCGATGGTGACTTCGCCCAGATCGCGCTGCTGGACACCCGCCTTCGACCCCTTGGGAATAATCCCGTGGAGCGTCTGCGGTGACCAACAGATCAACCATATGCTGGCGTTGTCGCTGCCAGACCCACCACCGTTGATGATGTTGTCACCGTTGGCTGCGGACAGGGAGTTGTAACGCGGCGCGAGACCGGTGAACTCTTCCGGTGCCGTGCTTTCATCGCCATAGAACAATGTCGCCGCGAACTCCTGGTTCATTCCCTCGATGTGAGGGCGATCCTCCTGGAGCCTGAACGCTGCCGGGTCGCCGGCCATCCCAACAAGGGCGGCATCGACTTCGGCATAATCCTCCATCATCCCACAGTTGTCCGTAATTTGCACCGCTCTACTTTTAGTTGGTTGCACACCGCCGTACAATTTACGCCACGTCGGGGTGGGGAGCCCGGACCGGATCGAGCTGCGATGCCCGGTGGTCAGGTTGCCTTCCATCCATGACATGTCTGTCAGGATCTCATTCGTCGCGTTGAGGATCTCCACAACATCGGCGATTGAGCCGTCAGGGTCGGTGACCTTCGCCAGATCGGCGAGGGTCGGGTTAGTCACTGCTAGTGTAGCCATGATTTTGTATCCTTAGGCTGCATCGGTTTTGAACATACTGGGGTACATTCTGCGCAGGCTGGCGTCGTTCTCTGCCTTACCGCCATCTCCGTCGATAAGATCGCGGTCATCCCGCACCATTACCCCAGCGCGATGGAGTAAGCGTATGACTTCAGGGTGGTTCCCTAGACCTAGACCATCAGGGTTGTCAGAAGACGGGGGATCCATGAGCTTCTTAAGCTCTGGCGTCCCCAACTTCTCCATGCCGATCTTCGCCAGCGCCAAGTTCTCCGCGAGGCCATCGCCTCCCAGATCCTTGTCCGCCTTTGTCTGCTCGGCCCACTCTCCTACACGCTCACGATAACCGGCTGCCATCTCGTTCATGGCAGCGCGGCCGCGCGTGATTTCAGCCTCGACGATTGACTGGTACTGGTCTTGTGTCAGGCCCGCAGTGCGCGCCATTTCGTCGAATTGCTCAAACCTCGCTTGAGCTGCGGGGGTATCTTCGATCTCCCCAAGCTCGTCAGTAGTGGTGAAGACATACTTGTCCGGCACCACCACACCCGCTCCATCACTCTCGTCGTCCGACAGCAGAGTTTTGGTGCTATCACCGGGCGCGTCCGCACCCGGTTTCTCGTCGCCGGCAGCGTCAGCCTCCGGCGTAATGTCTTGGTCGTCACCGTCGTTCACGTCAGTGTCGACCGGGGGAATTGGTTCTTCGTCAGCCATCTAGTTGGTTCTCCTCCAGCATCTTCAGGTAGAGCTTAGGGGTCTCCTCCCTAAGCACAGAGGCGAGCGCCAAACCTACACTACGCGCGCCCTCATTGAATCCGGTGCCGTCGCCCTTACCCGGTATAAAGCTAATGCTATCCATGTGGCATATGCCCCAGATCAAGGTGTACACCCAGCGCCGTCCTCGCGGCTGGCTCATGATGAACACGATGTCCTTCTGCTCATCAGCCTCGCGGTCTTCAGCCAGCTTCACCTGGTCAGGGTCGCTCGCATCGTAGGGTTGCTTCGTAGCCATTAGATAGATGCCCCCGTGCCTAGCAGGTCAGTGAGCGCGTTGGGGTTCTGTGTATCCGTTTCACTCAGAACCTTGGCGCCCTGCGCACCGGCGGCGGCTACTTCCAGCGCCTGCTGCTGCTGCTGCTGCTGCTGCTGTTGCTGAGCCCGGCCCTCGCGCAGCGCCTGGACCTCGACGCTGTCGCGCAGCAAGTCCGGCGAGTTGCCCAGGATCTCAGCGTACTGCCGGATGGCCTCGTCGCTGTTGATGTTGTCAGCGACCTCGGGGAACACTGCGACCAGGTTGCCGGCGAAGCCGAGCGTTCGTTCCAGGGCGGACGCGGCGACTGCCTGCTGGGCCTGGGCGAGTAGACTGACGTACTCAACGCTCAACTCGACCTCCCGCAACGCATCTGGAGGCTCGGGGAGGAGATCGGCCTCCAGAGCGAAATCGAATACGTCGTCCAAAAGGGGATCAAGCAGCTCTGTGTTTAACCTCTGCAGAACTGGACCCAGCAGCACGAGCTTCTCTTCCTGCCGGACCGCCACTTCCGTCGCGGTGATGTCGCGCCGGTCGGAGTTGATCATCATGGCGAAGAGATCGGCGAAGAACCCGCGCTGGATGCGCTCCTGCACCTCGGCGATGTCCTGCTGCATCTCAGCTAGGCGCGGCGTCACCTGGTAGGCAGGCGCAAAACCCTGGCCGCCCTGGAGTGGGTCCACATATGTGGTGCGGCCCGGCAGGACGCTGGACGGCTTGCCCCTCAATGTAGTGGGAGCAACCATCGGCGGGTTGACCATCTTGTCGATCGCCTGCGCCTTCCGCTTCTGCTGTTGCTGCAGCTGCTTGATATCTCCGAGCGTATCCATGCCGGGGCTGCGTCCGTATACATCTCCCTGCAGAACGTCCCACCTGGGGATGTAGGCCGGGAAT